AGAACCGTCCACTGAAGACCCCCACCCAATCCGAGTCGTGCTATGATTACTAGGTAATCAAGGGAGAGCATGACTCGGATTTTTCTTGACGAATCGCAAATTGAAGAACTGGATAACTTTGACATCTACGAAGATTTGAATGATATTTTTGATGAAGATGAACTCAGTCAGAATGACTGGTTTGGTGTAGACGACCCTGAAATCTGATAAATAATAGTGCTTATGTTTGGTCGCAAAAGCACATTAGAGGGGCAGAAATGCCCCTCTTTTGGTATAAATAGTTAAGACCAAGCATAAAGCAGATGAAAATCAACGTTCAGGCAATAAATGATTGCCTTGAGATAGATGGTCCTATTTGGATAGAATGGGATACATCTAATTGTGAATCTATTTTAAGTAATTATGTCTTTAATTCCCAATGGCAACGGCAGTTGGCTAGGGAAAATGCAATAAAAAGAAATGCCAACTATAAAGGTGCCAATAATCCAAGAGCAAAAACTTGGAGAATAATTTACAGTGATGGAAAGGAAATTATCATCAAAGCACTCCAAAGATGGGCAATAGAAAATGGTTATTCCGCATCTGGAATAAAAAACATTGCATATGGAAGGTGGAAAAAGTATAAAGACATTGTGGCAGTTGAGGAACTGACTACTGCACCTACCACTGAGGCACTGGTTGCCCTATAATACAGATGTTGATTTGAGGAACCCACCATAGCAACAAGAGGAAGAATTGGCATTATGCTTTCTGATGAATCTGTGCTCTCAGTGTATCACCACTGGGACTCATATCCCGAATGGTTGGGTCGGATTCTCAATACTCATTACAACACCCGTGATAAAGTTGCAGAACTGATTGATGGTGGTGATATGAGTTCTTGTTGGACTGAGGAACGATGGGATAGTGAGACCAAGGTTCAAGAGTATGGTCCTCAATACTACTCTCAACGTGGTGATGATTGCCCTCCACGGCACGATGCAAACAAGTATGACTATCTTGCCGATGGTGAGGAGTACGCATATCTCTACACACTGAAGGGTGAGTGGGTGTGCTATAATCGTAATGAGTTTGGGAGTAAGTATCCCGAAGTTGTTGAAATTCCTAATGGAGCACTTGCTGTCTGATTATGTCTGAAGAACTTTATACTGTTGAAGAATACTGTACGACTGGATGGGAACCCGTTGCTTCTGGATTAAATCGGACAGAAGCACAGCAAAAAGTTCATTCTCTTATGAATGAAGGTTATAGTACAGATCGCATTCGAGTTGTTCGGGAGAAATAATGATTACTACAATTATGGCAGCATTTGCCTTTGGTTATTGTCTGATGGACTTTTCTCTTACTGTTTATTCTAAGGTTAAAAAATGAAATCTTCTACTGCTCTTGGTGTTGCTTTTGGTGTAATTGTCCTTGCTGTTGCTGGACTATTCTTTGAAGCAGCATTGCTTGGATTGATTCTGTCTTGGTTTAATGTATCTTTGACCATTTGGCAAAATCTTGCTATTGTATTCCTTGCTAATCTTATTTTCAAAACTAACGTTTCTTCTAAATGAAAAACGGATTCACTCTTATTGAGTTGCTGATTGCTGTTGCTATTGCTGGTATTGGATGTGCTTTTTTGTTTAGTATTGCTACTGGCAACTCTATCGTTCCATCCAAACAATCCTGCATTGCTGCTGGTGGAAAATGGTCTGAAGGCATTCAATATGGTCGCATTACTCAACTTTGTACTTATAACTGAGGTAAATTATGAAAAACCAAAACGGATTTATTGATGCTGGTGTTGCCCTCGTAGCAGTTGGTGTAGTTGTGGTTGGGGGTCTCATCTTTATTGGTGGTCCCCAGTATAATGTGTGGCAGCAATCTCTTGCTGGTAAAGCAGAACTACAGAAGGCAGAATATACTCGCCAGGTTGCTGTGCTTGAAGCACAAGCAAAGAAAGATTCTGCACAACAGCTTGCTGATGCTGAGATCATCCGTGCTACTGGTGTCGCTAAGGCAAACCAAATCATTGGTGATAGTCTAAAAGACAATCGTGAGTATCTCCAGTATCTTTATATCACTGGTCTGGAAGATGGTAGCAAGAATGGTAACGTAACCATCTATGTTCCTACCGAAGGTGGTATGCCTGTTCCTACTCTACAAATGAATAAATGAATCTAATTAAACTTTATATTGCTTCTATCCGATGGGGGAGTTTGACTCCCTCTGACATTGAACTTGTTAATAAATCAACAATCAAACAAGTTCTTCGAGCATCATATGTTCGAAGGTCTGTATTTTCTCCTTCTACTATCGTTGTTCTTGAAAATTGATGATTGAAAATTGGGCAGATGAATTAGTTAATAACAATGTGGTAGAATTTTATTACAATCACATTAAAGATTGGTATATGCCAAAATTGGAAAATAAGTTGCTTCCAAACCTGAAAAATGATTCATTCTATTCTATTGAGGAACCATATGACTGCGACAATTAAACGTAAATTTGTCTGTGTTGAACCTGTTTCTAGTATGGCAAAACTTAGGTTTGATACTGAAATGGACCATCTTCATAGTTGTTATGTTGATGATGAACAAAACGGAACAATGTTTTTGACTTCCGTAAATGGTAAATACAAATTCACGGTAAATAAAAAGCAAGATTCTAACTGGCAAATTGTTAAATGATTATGAAAAGTCTTTTCCTGATTGCATCTCTTTTTCTGACTTCTCCTGCACTAGCAACTGAGAGCACACGTCCATTTCGGTATGAAACTCCTTGTGCGATTGAGTCAGAAGGTCAACTTTATGATGATACTTGTGTAGTGATTGAAACCCGAGAAAAAAATGGAGCACTTCGCACTCGTAATATCTTTTCTAACCGATTTGCATTGACTATTAAAGGTCGTTTTGATAGTCAAAATGGATATATGACTTGGGATAGTCATAACAAATATGAATACAAATGGGATTATAAACCAGCAGGAACTGGATGGACTTATGTGATGCCTGGTTTTCTTTTGCAAAATGTTAGTTGGGATTGATTATGACTATTAAACCTATTGTTTTTTATCCACTTTTGTTTATTTCTGTGATTGCTGGATTTGCAATCGGTGGCAGTGTTAAGTCTCCATCAGTTGTTAATGAAACATTGAAGATGTGTAATCAAAAACCATATGAATGTAAGTTCAAATACGACATTCTGATGTATAATGAGACTGGTAGAGTTCCCTATGCTCCACCAAAACCTAAACCAACTGAAAACAAATGAAACTCATTGATTACAAATATCTTCAAGACTTTGGGCACGAATACTACTTTTCTATTCTGAAAGGTAAGAATCGGTCATTCATTCAATTCTCTGTGAGTTGGAATGATTATGCTGGTTGGCCTTATATCCAAGTTTCATCTGGAACTGGTAGACTTTTTTCTCTTCTTTTTTGGACTTACCGATTGGGAATTGATATTGACATTATCGGTTATAATTGGCCTTCAAAGTATGATGACTGATGGCAATTACTGAGAAAGCAAAGATATTTAAAAATGTTTGGTGTTGTGCCTATCGTCGGAGATATGCTGCTAAACTTAAAGGTGATTGGAAATTGTATGATGGAGAACACCAAACAATTCTAATGTGCCTTAATATGAAAGATGCCAAATGGTGGTCCTTTGACACTGAAAAACCAAAACACTTAGAATGAGATGACTAAAACTTACACACTCACAATTACAGAAGAACAAGCAAGAGTTATTCAACACGCTACTGAATTGCTTTCCCGTGTTATGGGTGGGCAATGGAGAGAAATGCTTGATTGGTTGCCCCTTCAAAAAGAAATGGATTGGGAAGAATATCATAATGATGTGGATATTATGACTGCAATTCTATCCAAGCATATGATTGATGGAATTGACGGTTGGGGAAGTAGTTTTGGTGTGGGCAGTTCAAAGGTTCATCGGTATCACGATATTGCTTGGGACTTGCAGCAAGTAGTTAGGCACAAACTTTCTTGGGTAGATGCTGTTGAAAGTGGAATTGTCAATAGTGAAGACTCTCCAAGGAACTGGGAGAAAATGATGACAGTGAATTATGATACTCCGATGAAGTTTGGTTCCGAACCACTTGCCAAGATGGAAAGAATTGATAGTGGACCAGATAATCAAAAGATTGCTGCTGTGATGCAAGAATGTATTGAACTTTGGGATGAGAAATGAATAAAGATGAATACTATGACTGGATAGATTCACAAGACACCTATCCAGAACATTCTCATAAGTGGATAGTGGGTCTTTATACTCCTGATGGTGGTAGATTTGATATGCTACACCGATACTTTGGTCCATTTGAAACTAAAGAAGAAGCAAAGATATTCGCAGCAAATTACCGAGAAAAATATACAAAACCAGGATTTATCAGTTCAGTGAGAGTTTTTCCACTATGTGAAGTAGTGAAGGACACCTGAAGAACTGGACCATACCCCCTTCATCGGGGGTCTTTTTGTGCTATAATGACTTCATACACACAAAGGACTGATGACTTTTCTATCTGGACTTGAAACTTATTCTCTGTTTTTTATTGGAGTTTATGCTGTAAATCAGGTTTGGAATGTTCTTACAAAAGAACGAACCCAAACTCAAATCTTCACCGAAGCACTTCTTTGGGCAGGAGTTTGGATTGTTTTTGATAAAATCGTTGGTATTTGAAATGTCTCTCAATTATTTGTGTTTAGTGGATGGTGTCGTAGAATACGGCAGCACAGACCTCTACCAATTCAATCATTATCGTATGATGTATTACGAAGACCACAAAGATTCTGAAAATGTAGAGTATCTTGTGCTGACTGATGAAGCCTACAAAGAAATGTTCCCTTGTGAGGATGAAGAATGAAACCCTATCAGTACAACCTAAAAGTTTGGGACGATGGTGATACTGACCGCACCTGGCAGTTTGGTATCATCAACAATAAAACATTATTCTGGGTTCATTATGAAAATCCCAGTCGTTTAGTTTTTAGTGATGGTGGATTACACATTCTATTCTCATTTTTTACTAATTCTTTATTTGGAGTAGATTTTCAACTTGGTAAGGTTGGTTTGAGTTTCAACTTTTTTACTGAATACTTTGATGGGTGGGATGGATGACTGACCTTGAACGACTACAAGCATACGATGAGGAACTCTCGAAAGTTATGCCGAAAGATTATAAGGATTGGTGGCAGAACTCAAAGGACGAATGGCCCTTAGTTGCTCGTTTGGTGATTGAGGATTTGGAAAAAGACAGAGAATGGTGTTATGAAACCATTGGTATGATGTCCAAGAAAATTGAGGAACTCAAAGAGAAACTAAAATGACTAACCAAGAAAGAGCAGAAGAACTCCTAAAAGTTATTTGTAAAAGTGAAGCACACAATACTGCTTGGATGCTTCAAGAGGTTCTTCAACAACTTCGTAAGCAACTATCAGGAACTAATAAGGTTGATTTTACTGATGAACTGGATGTGATGTTTAATGCTGGGTGGGATGAATGCCTCAAAGAGATTGATGCTATTTGTGATGAATTGGAGTTGCTATGACCGAACGAGCACAAAAGATTATGAAAGCATACGAAGCAGAGGATACTTACAACTTTCCAAAAGATGGAGTTGTTGCTGTTATTCGTGCTATTGTGAATGAACATCAATACTATCAGTGTTGTAGAGACCAGGATATAGAAGATATGGTAGTTGATGCTCGATTGCTTTATGAACTTGCTGATGAATTGGAGGCACTATGAAATTTGATGGATTTGATTGGGTATTTTTGACTATCCCTATTTTTATAATCGTTGCTGCTGCTGTTATTACCTATAGTGATCAACAACAACGAGTATTATTCCAACAAACATACAATAAGAACTTGGAGTGTCGTCAAGCACTCAAAGACCAAACAGTAGGAAGAGTGAATGAGATTTGTGGAACTGTTCCTGTGATTGGAGATTTTGTGAAATGATTACTGACGAACAAATCCTAAAGATTGCTTCTGAGCATCTTTATATTCTTACTTCTGTGAATGAATGGTGTGGTGAGGAGGGAGACATCTTGAATTTTGCCCGAGCAATCTATGAAATTGCTTATAATGAAGGACACGATGAAGGTTGGGGAAGTCGTGAAGAAGCAGAATACTTCAACTCATCTTATCCAACTGGACTTGTAGGAGACCCACAATGATTAAAATCAGTAAAACTTACCATCTTGCACTCACAGAGCAACAAGCAAAAGAACTCTACGAACTTCTACGAACTGAAAAGAATAATGGAGGTCTAACATATTTTAAAGAAGTCGTGCTTGTTTATCATGAACTCAAAAACCTCTTTGATACGGGGATACGATGAAAACTTTTATTGCTTATCTACTTAAATTGCCACTTTATTTTGTGTCTTTATATGGTATCGCAGCACTCACAGGATTTTCAATTTGGTGGTATCTGCCGATTTATACTGTGATTGGTTTGTCTTATGAAATTGGTGAAATGGTGAAGAGAGGAGAACTATGAAAAAGTATCGTATCAAAAAAGAAACTTATGGTAATGCCACAAAGTATTTCCCACAAGAGAGATGGTTCTTTCGGTGGTTTAATATCTTTGCTTTTGATGTCTATTTTGATGGTGGATATGATACTCTGGAAAAAGCACAGAAACGACTTTGTGAGTATTGTAGAGAACCTGTGGTAGAATACCTTGACTTTGACCCTGCGAGTGATTGTAGATGAACGAAACACTCAATAAGAACCTCACACTCATTCAAGAGGTTGCTAACAAAGCCCTGGAACTCCATAAGAATTCCACAGAACGATTTGGTGGTGTAAATTATGCTGACCTACGAGTGGTGGATGTATGGGTGAAGTATAGTATTCACGAAGAAGATTTGGAGTATGGTGTGTTGATTGAAGAATGCTCACCAACTGCTTATGATTTACAGGATTATATGTTAGAATACTTGAAAGATAATCTGCCTAATAATTTGGGGTGGAGTATTTATGTGGAGTTGGAGTGGTAAAATGACTAAAACTCAATCAGCATTAGAACGAGTTATTATTGAACTTGATAGTTGGTGTGATAATTGGACACCCACATCTTATAATGACCCTCGCATTAGTTTGAGGCAGATTGCTGACCGTGCCCGTGATGTTTTAGAGGAAGAGAAAAAAACAGAAGAAGAATATGAATACTTCCACATTTCTTATCGTAAAGACGCACCTTTTTGATTATGACTGACTTTCAACCAACTCCACAAACACCAGAACAAGTTGCTGATGGATTGCGTAATGCTTTTAGACAAGCAATCAAAGATGGTGTGATGGATGCTACTCCTTATTTTAAACAAATGACTTTCAAATCTGATATTGAAAAGACAGAAGCAGAAATCAAAGTGCTTCAAAAGAAACTTGAACTCCTCAAAGAGATTGAGACACATAAATCTCAACCAAGAATGTATTTTGAACTTGGTGGTAAATTTGAGATTGTCTCTTATAATGGTGAGAATTATTATCGTCTGGAATATCCAACTGATGTTATTTGGTATAAGAAAAAGAAACCTGCTGATGGTATGATGCTGGTTCGTATTACTGATGGTGAAACTCGTCGTCTGCTTGAAGGACTTTGGTTCAACGATGTGCGAAAGGGAAGATATACTTATGTGGGTGAAGAATGGTTGCCTGATGAGTTAGAATATGAAGAAGATGAGATGGGATATAATCAAGGATGGAATGATTGTTTGAACGAAATCAAGAGGAAACTAAATGACTAACCCAGAAATCATCGTAGAACGAAAAAAATATGGAAGTTCTGCTATGGATTATACTATGAGAGTTTATCAAAAACTTGATGAAGAAACCATAATGATTGATGGTGTGAAGTATCAAAAAGTAGAAGAACCAAAACCACAGACACTTTATGAGATGTTTTGTAAGGAACAATTGGAGTTTGTAAATAGAGAAGTTATTTGTGATATTGTTGAAAGATGGTTGCCTGATGAAGATGATGGTGATGATAGATATGCTTGTGGTTGGAATGATTGTGTTGAAAAGTTGAAGTTGAGGTTAAAATGACTGAACCATTAAATCATAAACTTGATGTAAGTAAAATCAAAACACTCAAAGATGTAAAGAATGTCTTTGAGTGTATGTGTTTGATTACTAATGCGAGTGAAGGATATGAAAAGTATGAACTCATTAAAGAATACTTCACAATTCCAAATGAGACACAAGAACTCAAACTTGAACTACCACGCAAGTCATTAGAAGAAATCTCACAGGAATTTGATGAGAAGATTGATAAACAGATTGAGGATGTAAAATATAAGTTTGAACAACTCAAATATTACCAAGAGTATCAGTTTAGTAAAAAGATTACAAGGATTATTGAGGATATTGAGTATGCTCGCAAGAATGGAAGTTTTCCAGCAAAATTAGATTACTCTAAACTTACTGCGACTGGTGGTAGTAATTTTACTTCCAGTTTGATAATCAAATCAGGTGGTAAAGAAGTCGGTTATTATACATTCGGTAATGGATATTTGAAGTATTATATGAATAAGAAACCGACTGCGATTGTTCGGTTCTTTATGAATAAACTTTTGGGTTTCCGTTGGGAAGACACTTGAAGAACTGGCACAGGAGCATCTCCACAGGGTGCTCTTTTGGTCTATAATACTCTCATAGAAACAAACACCTGATGACTGACTTCTCTCAAGAACGATTTGTTGATTTAGGACAAACACTCTATGTTGAGTGGTTGAAAACTTGTTCTAATATGCAAAGTATTACTGAACAAGAACGACGAGAAGTGTTCAAGTTCGGTGCTGAACTTGCATTTGAAGCAGCAGAAGAGTTTGCTAAAGTATTCCGTCATCAAGAGGAGAACTGAAATGACTATCAAAGCAACTGAACTTCTCAAACTCTTTTCCAAAGCAAAACAACTTGATTTAAGTGTTGAGGTTTGTGAGGACAAAGATGGTGATTATGTAATTCGTATCTACGAAATGTTCCATCCAGAAGGATTTGATGAAACAGTATTCATCAATCAACAAGGTGAAACCAACTGGGATAAGAGATGTTATAGTTTTGATTATATGATGGATGTTCTTGATGAACAGTTGGAAGAAAAACGACAAGAAGAAATCAAAGAACAAAAACGACAAGAACTTCTTGCTCGTTTGACTGATTTTGAAAAGGACTTACTTGGAGTAAAATGATTGAACGAGTAAAATTCACACACATTACACGAGTGATTGACCCAAAGACACGCATTCATTATCTGGATGCTGTTGATGAATATGGTAATCATTGGATGGCGCAGATGGAGCACAAACAAGAGCCTTGGTTGTGCTATTCTAAAGTATGGTATGAAGATCCACAGCAACCCGTAAAACTATGACCCTTGAAGAAATCCTAGAAGAATATGGGCAGGAAGTATTAGACACATACTACGAATTGTTCCCAGACAAGAACGTATCAAAGTTTGGTGATAGGTGTTGTGGATTTGTTGGTGAGTATGAGGATTTTGTGTTAGACTGTTATCATTCAACTGGTAGTGATGAACTGGAAACACTTGATGACTTTATGAATGGTGTATTTCAGGAGTATTATTACTATTGCGAAAAGACAGCAACAGGATTTGTATTTTATAATGAACGATGAGTGATTTAATCTTCAAAACCAATGGAGAAGAAAAGTTTCGTATTCCTTTTCCAACTCCTGGAACCAAATGTCCTGAAATGAAACTTGAAATTAAAATGACTGAAACCGACATCTCAAAAGTTCTCATAGAAGGAGAATACGCAATCATTATGGGCGTGAAGTATAAGAGAGTAGAAGAACCAAAGACACCAGTAGAAGAAGCATATAAAGAAGTTTTCGGCAAGTATCCTGAAACTGGTTCAGATGCAACTAAATTTGATATTCAATCCTGGAATATCTTTCGGTATGGTTGGAATGCAGCAAAGGAGGATGGAGTGGTTGATGAACCTGATTGGTATGATGAAGTAGAGTGGGATGAGAAAGATAATCCAAAACCTATGGATGAGGTTGTGAATAGGTTGATAAAACAACACCAAGCACAAAAACTCTACAATATGGCAAGAGATGAACTTGGATATTCTTTTGATTGTTGTGATGAGTTTGTAGATTTAGTGGAGAGATGGTTGCCGAAAGAACAATCAGCAGCAGGAAGTCAGAATGTAGATACTGAATTACTTGTGGATGGATTTAATCATTGTCTTGAAAAAATTAAAGGGATGCTACGATGACTGAACGCAATTTTACCAAAGAACTTTGCCATCACCGTTATATTGATATGGAAGATGGTAATGATATTGAAACCATTTGTTATCCTTCTTTGATTTGTATTATCACCGAGTTGTGTGATAGGATTGAGAAACTTGAAAGGAAGTTGGAACAACAGGAGGAGTATGCTATGGAGCAAAATGAACAATGAAGATTGAAATCACTTATACTCCACATCCAACCAAAGGATATACTGCAACAATTTGGGATGGTCCTGATGGAATTGATGAAGATAGTTTTGTCTGTCGTTCTCTTGGAGAATGTTTTGAACAGATTGTAATGTGGAGAACACTTAACGCACAACAGTATAAAGATGAATGAAGACATGCCGTGGGTCAATCTCACACAAGAAGAAGTAGAAGAACTTCGCAACAAAAAACACGAACTCACTGAATACGGCAAACAGAGGTTGAAAGAACTTATCTACAAACAGGATATGCACAAAATGGAAGATGCTGCAAAAGACCTTGTTCTTGAAAATCTTACGCACGAAGAAATGTTGGAAATTGCTGAAAAAAGAGAGGCAGAAAATAAGGCACTTGCTGCCCTTGATGAACTCTATGAAAAGCACGGTGATGCTATGCTGAAACTTGCTGAGATTGAAAAAGATGAGTGGGAACGTAGAGAACGTGCTGATACTGTGTTGGCACGATATAATGCTTTCTATAATGATGAATGTTCTGGGATGCCTCACGGCACACCAATCACACCAGAGCATATGCAGGCAATGACACTTGAATGTATGATTGATGCTCTCCGTTGTGAGAATATGAATATGGAGTATGATGTAATTGCGATTGATGACATCAAGGATTTGATTGAAGGATTGTATCGGCAGAGTGATGAGTTTTTGGAACGAGTGAGGAAACTGAAAGAGCAGAATAATGGATGAACCATTCTATCAATATTATGTGATTGATTATTATGCAACTGGTGAAGGTCGTTCTGTCTGGTTGCAAATCTGTCGCAATAACTCTCCATCATATCCAGATGATTACTTTCAGAAACGATGGGAAAAGTTTGTAGATGTTGAGTATTATCTTCAAGGGACAGAAAAACTCACAGAAGAAGAGTTTATGAAAAAGTATCGTGTGTTTATGCCAGGACACATTAAGAATACTATTGAAGAGAAAAGTATGAGTATCTGGCAATCACATTATCATTTCAATCGTTCATAATGAAACCACTACCCGATAAAAAAGAACTGGATATTATGTGGACTGTGGCAACCTCAACCAGTATTGAAACTGGCACAAGACCCCACCACGGGTTCGCAAAAATGCTGTATGATGAACTCAACGACATCAAACCACCAGTAGGACTTGCTGACAAATGATTTCCCCTTACAATGTAGTTCCTGGAACTGATATTGTTCATAGTATCACTGACGTTTATGAACTTTGTGATGAAGCAGAAGGTCTAACTCATAAAGTAGAACTCCAAGCGGATAATGGTGGAGTGTATATGGAGTATAGTGAAAAGAAAACTGATGAGAAATCAAAACTTTTCACCGAATGTATATCTATCGCAAACAAAGAACTTGCGATTGTAGTTGCAAAACGGATTCTTGAACTTTATCAGGTAAATTGAAATGAAAATCCAATTCAAAGGACATTCTACTACTGATAGAGAAGTAGAACTCTCACAACAAGAACTCTTCCAACTCTTTGAGATTATGCGTAAGGAGTTTGAGAATCATATTACATATTCACGATTCAATAGTTGTTATCCCAGCGACATTGAAAAGGACATTGTAGATTTTTGCAATTCTCATGGTGTTGATGTAGAATATGGTCGTGATAGAATTTCTTTCTTTAAATCTATTCTTGATAACCTTAAGAACCCATATCAATGAACCTCACATACCGACAACTCATTCTTTTGACAACTGCTATCACAGTATTTTATGATGAGGTCGCAAAGACTTCTACACCTGAACTAAAACAAGAACTGATGGAACTTGGTGAGATTATTCAGGAAAATGCTATGATGAGGAAAAGGGCAGATGAACGACGGGAGAAGAAAAATGAAACTCTGTAAAGATTGTAAGCATTATCGTAAGGATTGGTTGTCTCATCTATTTGGAATGGGACACCGACACGATACTTGTAAATCACCAAATACTTCCACAAATCTTATAACTGGAAACGAAAGTAGGTTTTGTGATATGCTCCGTGCTAAATCTTGGGAATCACTTGATTACTCTTGTGGTCCTGATGGTAAGTTTTGGGAGGCAAAATGAGTAGATTTATTAAGAATCCCGATGAAATCATCCTTGAGGATGTGAAGATGATTCACTATGAAGCAATGGAAGAAGGTCGTTCCGTATGGTTGGGAATCTACCTCAACAACGGTAAAATGTATCACCTAAACATTGGTGGTGATAATCTTTATGTCAATTACAGTGATGAGACACCTGACGAACTGGCACAAGGACACACCAGAAAGGACTTAGATGCCCTATAATGTCAGTATAAATCCAAGGTCCAATGGAACGCAAAGTCATTGTAAAACCTAAGTCTAGTAAGGCAAAGAATCGTCTTGCCAACATTATGGAAGGTAATCCCGTCTGTATTGTAGAGCAAGATACTGGTGGTGAATTGTTTCTTGCGTCTGCAAATCGTAAATACTTTATGTGGGTCAGCACTCGCACTGGAACTAATCGTTTTGGAGATAAGTCTGATAGAGATTGGGAAATTATACAAGACAATTTTCCCGAAGGTTGGGAACCAAAACCACTTGGAAAAACTGCTGGATTCTATGAGGTGTTTGAGTGAAACTACTAAAATACAAATGGGAAATGATTGTATGGGGATTCACTGTATTCTCTAATGCAATCTATTTTCGTTTGACATTAGAGGATAACATTGATAGACTTGCATTCTTTGAAGAACTATCTGCTGGATACATTGAAATGCAAGATGAATATATGATGAATCAACCAGACTTTGACCCTTGGAATCTATCGGGTAGAGACTCTTATTATTCTTATGTGATGAATCAAAATAAACTTTGAGTAAATAGAGATGAAAATTCAAAATCAGGTTAATCAAATGAAACTCTGTAATCTTATCTTTTTTACACTTGTTGGTGTCTGTGTTGGTGGTATGGTATATGCAAATATAAAACCAGATAAAACTGAATATCATACTTCTACAGTATCTGGAACTTCTGGTGAATTAAACTGCACTGGTAGTTCCTGTGCTGTAAAAGAAAAATGAAACACATTTTCTTGAACTTATGGTATAAGTATAAAGAATGGAGATACGAACGTAAGTGCATCAAGCATCTTGGAATGAAACCACAAAAGATATATGTTTCTAAAGAAGCATATGATGCTTTAGTTGAAGCAATCAACAAACCCCCAGACCCAGAAGCACAAGAAAGATTTCGTAAAATCCTAGAACGTAAAGCACCTTGGGATGAAGACTATGGCAATTGAAGTAAAGGAAAATGAAGATGGGTCTTTTGACATCTCTTGGGATGAGAATCACCCAACTGAAAGTATGTTCAATACTTGGACCGCAGAGGATTTCACTAAAGCAATTTCTGATTATCTTGAAAAACTGAAAAATGAAGAACAAGAGACATCAAATTAAATCTAAATGGTATTATATCTTTTGGGGTGCTATGGCAGTTGCAGTTGTCGGTGGACAACTGTATATTGGCACAGGGTATCGTCAAATGGCAGAGTCATTTAAGAACATTCAAATTTCTGTAAGTTGCATCAAATGATAGAAGTATCAAAAGAATTACTAGAAGAAGTTTTTGCTGCTATTCGTAAATATCAGCATCAAAATATTCAAGATTCAACAATTTATACTAAGTGTCAAAAAGTTCTAAATGAATTGTATGATTTGACTTATACTCAACAAAGAGAACAAGTCCGATGAACTCGATTGACCTTGAAAATGGTGAGGTTGATATTTTAATTAGTTCTTTAATTCTCCTCTCTAAGCAAGACCAAACTAGACTTGAAGAACTTTATAATTTAAAAGTAAATCAAGTATTTGATAAACTTTACTCTATAAAGTTAAAAAATTATAATATAAATGATGCTCCTTGTTGTAGAAAAGATGAATAATTTATCTAAAGAACAAAGGAAACTCATTTATGATGCAGTAAGATATTATCAAATGAACGCAGTTCCTTTGAATAGTAAGAACTATCAGATTTGTGATTCTATTCTAAATGAACTCTTTTTAGAGGTTAAATCAGCATACGTTGAACCAGCATATGAACAAGGAAACTAAATTTCATCTTGCTCTTATTCAGATTGAAAATCTTTCACAATTAGTGAAAGACAATGAATACGAGCATTTTTTTGTATCCCACCTTATTCCCATTAAAGTAGAACTTCAAAGACAACTCTCTTGTATTAAAAATGAATGAACTCCATCTTGGTTATGAAATTGATTGTGATTATCGGTGGGTGAATATGCTCATAACTATGAGAGAAAGGAATCCTCAAAGATTCTATGAGTTCTATAATGATGATACAATTTATCATTATATGGATAAACTCCAGTATCGGCATTTGACTAACGACTGAGACACTTGTGGAACTGGCACAGATACCCTGCCGAGAGGTCGGGTTTGCCCTATAATAAGAGCATCCTCAAAGGGACGATGACTGCCTCCAACCTTTCTAAAATCAAACCCAAACTCCGCACTCAAGGTGTTGTTTCTGGAAACTTCGGTAAAGCAAAAGTAAAAGCAGGTTCCCCTTTGCGTGATATTGGCACAACAAATACTAAGGTGGTTAAAATTAACACACAAGATGACTATCTAAATCGTTTGTATCTTGCATACGAGGCAACTGAGGATAAGAAGATGAAGAAGTTTATCTTTGAGGAAATCAAAAAGATTATGCTTCAACGAGGTAAATGGTGATGACTGGAATACAAATAGAATGTGAGATTCGGAAGTCAGTTAAGCAGCACTTGCTTGATTGCCTTAAACGTCCAGAGTATTACAACTATCCTCATCACGATTTAGTTGCAGATTATACTGCAAAGATTGAAAGGATAGATGAGTTTCTAGAAAAGTTTGACAAGTAATTCAATTAACCAAAACAATGCAATTCAATTTTAACACTGTCAAAGAGTTTTACACTGAAAACATTACTGATGAAGTTCTGAGGAAAGCAGGATTGACTGCTGGTATCTTCACCGTCGTGATTGTTTCTCAACTCATTCTTCACGGATTTGTTGAGATTGTTGATAGTATTCCTGTTTTCAATTCTCTGATGCAGGTTGTTGGTGTTTATGCAACTGTGCGGTTTGTCCTTGCAAACCTTACAACTCAAGAGAAACGTGATAATCTTGTAGAAAATGTTCGGAATACTTACCAAGATGTTGTGGGTTGATTGAATACATAAGTATAACGATGGACGGTTTTTGGACTGTCCATTACTACTTGATGAAGCACCCAAGAGGTGCTATGATACTAAGGTAAATCAATCGAGGTTATGCCCGAGTCTTACGCATTTACAGGTGATGCCATTACCCTTATCGGTTTGGTTGGTGTTATCAGCACTGTTGTTATTGTTTATTCCGTTTTTCGTTCTTACTGGTCTAGTCCTTATCGCAAATGAATTATCAACAATTCGAAAAAACACTTCCCGAGTATGAAAAAGATCTCAAGGAAGCAAAGAAAAAGTTCGATAAACTCTCCAAGCAATACAAAAAATGCAGGAGTGCTTATCAGGCAGAAATGATGTATGATGACCTTACAATTCTGAATGAAGACATTGCTGAACTTCAGATGATTGTGAAGGAACTGCGACAGCAAAAGAAACTGGCAGAAATTGAATCTTATTGAGATGACTAAAACAATCGAAGAGTTCGCAACTGAACTTACGGAAGACCCAACAGTTCGAGATAACTTCCTTGAGGAGTTTGTTGATGAAGTAATTGATTCAATGGACCCCAAGGACATTATCCGTGCTTATGCACATACTCTTCTTGAGGATTTGTATAAGCAATGCGATGATAACCAAGAAGATTATATTATTCAGGAATGTGCTGATTGTTTCCCTTATGTGCTTCAACGTTTCGGAGTTGAACTAGAAGATAATGCTAAAAATTGATACTTACAATTATTGTCAGAAATGTTTTGAAGTTATGGAACTTGTCTGCACTCAAGGGATGAAAGAATATAATCATCTGCTAAGTATTACTACAGATGAAATTGAACTGTTGTTCTATCAAGAACACTTCAATGAATATAAGTGGTATGACGTTTGATACCACTTGTGCCACTAATCGTTCTGGCACATAACACTTTACAAAGCAGGGCAAACCTGCTATGATGTATTCATCAAGTCAAGGAGGTTTCAAGATGATTGACACTTGTATTCTTCACGATGATTACGAGGACTTTGCACAGAAGTTTCTCGGTGTTGACTATGAAGATTATATTAGTCTTCAGATGGGTCTTCCTGACGAAGATGAAATTGAAATTGAGTATCCTGTGATTGCTTGATTTCTGGGAATGGATTTGCCCTAAAGTTATCCACCTTTTGTTCACTTGACTTTTTATTAAATGTCTGCTAAACTGATTGCACTTGCTTCTGAAATCGTTGATACCAACTCTGCTGGTGCTCAACTGATTGTCAATCTGACTAATGCAGAAACTGGTGCTGAACTGATTGAAGCACTTGATAATTATGACTCCACTGTTCTTGAGAATCATACTCAACCTGTGGATTCTGAAGATGACGGTTATGTGTCTCTTACTGATGCTGAAGGTGCTGTAAGCACTCTCTGATTATTCTTGTTCTGATTCCTTTACTTTAACTTTATTATGGCACGTCGTAGCAAATCTGCTTCCCGACAAATGGTTGAATCTCTGAAAGACCAACTCACTGAGTATTTCCGTGAAAACGTCTTTGATGATTATGATTACGAAGATTTGACTGGTTCTGAACTCTTTGAGGCACTGGTTGAGACTTTCAAGGAACTTGAGAACGACCTTAAAGAAGAACTGAAACCAATTCAGTTTGTACTAAATAAACTTGACCCAGAGGAAACTGAATCTCAAGTCCTTAACGGTTAAAATTACGGGCATTAAAGGTCCAAACTTTAAGTAAGTCCCACACCCTCTATGCCTCTTAATAATGCACAAACAGGAGGGTCTCTTGTCTCAGTAGCTCAGTGGAATAGAGCAACCGCCTTCTAAGCGGTCGGTCGTTGGTTCGAATCCAACCTGAGACGTTATCCAACTATAACAATGAAACTCAAAGTTCTTAGTGATTTACACCTGGAGCACTTTGTTGCTTGTCAAGTATTTGATGTTGGTGAAGGTGATGTTCTAGTTCTTGCTGGAGACATTCTTTGTGCCAAGCATTTCAAGACTGATGGATATATCCACGCAGTCTATGATAGATTCTTGAATGATTGCAGCAAGAACTATAATAAAGTTCTTTATGTGATGGGAAATCATGAGTTCTATGGATATAACTATGAAGGGACCAAAAAGAAATTAAAAGAGAATCTTCCTCATAATTTCCATCTCCTTGATAATGATACAATAACAATCAACAACTGGAACTTCATTGGTTTCACTTTATGGAGTGATTTTCGTAATGAAAATGCTCTAGAGATGATGGAAGCAGCACAGTGTATGAATGACTATAAAGTTATTCGTATCACTCCGAAGTATCGGAAGATGAATCCATCGGATACTCTTGCTTTTCATAAGGATAGTAAGAAGTATCTTCTCAAGCAACTACAAACACTGAATGAAAACGTATTTGTCATCAGTCATCACGCACCGAGTTATCAGTCGATTCCGCAGCAATATAAGAAAAATGCTAACGGTGCTTATTGTAGTAATCTTGATGATGTTATTGTGAATCATCCACAAATCAAATACTGGGTTCACGGACACACTCACAATGCCTTTGATTATATGATTGATGGTTGTCGTGTTGTTTGTAATCCTGGTGGTTATCCAGGTCAAGATACTGGATTCTTTCCAGATAAATTCTTTGACATCTAGATACTAATGGAAGTATAATCATTCCACTCAAATACTCTTATGGACTACTTAAAAATTGAACCAAACCAAACTATACTTGTTCTGAACGCATCTTACGAACCAATTAACTTCACTAATTGGAAGAGAGCAATTGTGCTTCTTATGAAGAATAAAGCACAGGCACTCGGTAAGAGAGTCATTCGACTGGTCAATTATATTAAGTTGCCCTATGAGAAACTCGCACAGAACAAACCATCTCGTACTATGATTTACAAACGTGATGGGCATAAATGTCAGTATTGTGGTTCGACTAAACAACTTACTATTGACCACATCATTCCACGTTCTCGTGGTGGTGGAGATACTTGGGAGAATCTAGTTGTTGCTTGTATGCCTTGCAATACTAGAAAGAGTGATAAACTCCTAGAAGAAACCAACTTAGTTCTTCAAACTGTTCCAAGAAAACCACTCAACAAGATGCTATTCTCTCTGGATAGGTCAAACGTTCCTGAATGGAAAGAATACACCTATGCCTAAACTCGATAATGAGTTTTATACTGTAGAGTATGAGTTTATGGGAGAGCAGAAGTTTGCCTGTTATTTTCAACTTGAATCCGCACAGGAAGCAATGATGAAAATGATTAGGAAAGGAATGGTTGTTAATAGATTGGAAACTAGGAGTCTAAAGAAATAGCAGTGTGCCAGTCGTAGGACTGTCCATCACCCTTCCCGTTTGCTCGGGGAGGGTGTTATACTATGTTCATCAAGCAAAGGGGAGGGATGACTCCGAATTGGCAGCACAACTCAGGAAAACGTAAAAACACCAAAGGTTCTTGCAAGGGGAAACTCAAAGCAAGAAAACAAGCATTGCAACACATCAAACGCAAACTCAAAGTAATCTGATGACTTATCAAAATCTTTTGGAGATTCTTCAGACTCTCACTCTGGAGCAATTGAAGTCTGACGTGTCAATTTATGACATTGCCAATGATGAGTTTTATCCGATGAATAGTTTTCATTTCTCGGACCATACAACTCAAGTTCTTGACCCCGACCACCCTTACGTTTCTTTCTGATTATGTATCGCAATCTTGCTAATCTCAAGCAACGGGTTGATGACCTGATTGCAACGTATGGTGAAGATGCCTATGTTGCTGCATTTGTTTTCAGTCCTGCTGATGTATTCACTATGGATGAGAACTTTGTAGAGCAATATCTTCCTGATGAAGATGCTTGTGAAGTTCTTTATGAAGTAGGAAATACTGATTACATTTATCAGGTAATCGGTGAATGTATTGATGATGAAGTTGTCCGTCTGAAACTCAAGCAAAGTATTAAAAAATGAAAGAAGTAACTATCACTATTAAACTCCTTGTTGAGGATGACCAACCCTGTTGTGATTGGATTTATGAAAGCATTTATGAGCAACTTAATCACGATGCTGGAGAAGCAATTCTTGAGTATAATGATGATGAACCCGTAATGGATGTTGGACTTACTGCCTAATGAAAAAACCTTTTCTTTTCACTGATGCGGAAGTCGATGCAATTTATGATTTTCTCATAATTGCAAGAGAAGTGGCAGAAACATCAGATGAAAAGGAAAGGTTATCTTTAATTATCAAAAATATAGATAAACAAACTAATTATTCGTTAGTATCAATGAATGACTCTAATTTAACTATACAAACTGCTGCCGCAGTTGAACGATTACAAGAAGCACTTGCTGGTAAGACAGAAGAAGATTTTGATGTAATTGTTGATAAGATTCAATCCCTTGTTGACATTATAAAAAAAATCAAAGCAATTACCAATGAATTAAATCATTGATGTGCCACTTGTCTTAGTGTCCACATCATCTCCCGTTCCAACGGGTTTTGCCCTATAATACCAACAGTTCAAAAGAAACCATGTTCACCACAGACGTTGCCGATCTTCGCAGTGAGCGTCAAAAATACAACAATTATATTATCGCAGAAGAATTGAATAAGAACTCCCCTTCTTATTCCGAACTTGTGAAGATTGCAAATGATAAAGCAATTGATCGTTTGCTTGATGAACTTGACTTTGATTATGATGATCTGTTAACTGAATGTGCAAATAGCATTGTATTCAGTAAGACCGTTGCCATTGCTATTGCAAAAAATGCAAGTCGTCAAGGTAAAAAGGATGAATCCTTCATTATTGATGGCGTTGCTACTGAAATGAAAAAGTATAATTACAATATCCGTTGTTGTGGGGTTGACGAACTTCGACCTTGCAAAAATGGTAAAATTATGACCAAAAAAGAGTTTAAGAAAGAAAACTTAAACAAAGATATTCATGCACTAAAGTCCATTGATGGTATTTTTGATGGACCTAAAAGTGGATACATTTTTGCTAAGATTGTTATTGGTGCTGGTGGGCATCAAGATAATGTTCTGCATGAAATGAACCAATATATTGAGTGGGCAAAAGAGTTTGGACAAGAAGATAAGATTTATGTTATGCTTATTGATGGAGAAGAGTTTGCATCTTTGAAAGAGAAACAAACCGATAACATTTGGGTTGTGAATCACATTGAGTTTCAGGAGAGATTGCTTGGATAATAAACAATTATTGGGTCAATTTTACACTACATCAGATCCCTTTGCAGGATCTGATGCTTTTTCTTTATGGAATAGTTTGAGACCAAAAGGAGTAAAAGTTCTTGAACCATTCGCAGGTGCTGGATTATTGTATTCATACCTAGATGAAGAATGGGAAGGTTATGATATTGACCCAAAGATTGATAGTATTATCAGACAAGATACGATTAAGAACTTTCCGATTGGTTATGATGTTTGTATCACCAATCCTCCATATCTTGCAAAGACAACGATCTCCAGAAAGAAATTAAATGTTTTAATCAAGTATCAGGACCTATATCTTGATTGCTTAGAATTGATGTTGAATAATTGTGGGTATGTTGCAGCAATTATACCATCAACATTTCACAATACTGGTTTATTTCAAGATAGATTGATTGCATGGGATAAACTAGATAAAGAAGTTTTTTCCGATACTGATGTTCCTGTTGGTGTTGCATACTTTGCACCAAAATCGAAAGGAACAAAAATTTATGTGAATGGAAAAGAGATAAAGGAACATCCACCAACAAATACTAACCCTTCAATTTCATTTAATGTTTCTCATGGAAATTATGTTCTGTGTGCAATAGATTCAACAAAGGGTAGAAGTATTCATATTCATGACAATGTTGAAAGTTTTGATAGAGAAAAGTACCTTAAACATACTTCTAGAAACTACTCTCTATTCTATTCTCCAAATAAATTAGACATTGATAAACTAAATTCATTCATCAATGAATGGAGAGATGAAACAAGGGACTTTTATCTCACCTCTTTCAAATCTACAATGAATTGTGGCATTTACAGAAAACGTATGAATTTTAATATCCTAAAGTGGATTATTTCTGTATACGATTGTGCCACCAATCCTTCTGGCACATTAGACCCCCATTGGCAGTGAATATCCCCTATAATAAGGGCATGAACAACACCACAAATGAACCCTAAAGTTATTACTTACGGACTTCTTGCGTTCTTTGCTGTCATTGGATGGAACATTCTTCTCATTCAAAGAGACAAAAGGATGTTTGATGCTTATGATAAAGCAAACGCAATCGAACGATTGAAAAA